ACAAGGCGCGGCTGGCGGTCGCCTAGCCCGCATTGATCGCAAGCAAGTGGGGGATTGGCCCGTTCGGCAGAGCCAATCTTAAACGACCCAGAAAGGTGCCCCACATACTTGGCGTCAATAGGAGACAACCGATGGCGAGACGACCGGAACGAGTTTTTTACTGGCGCTGGCCGAGCGACGGCATGGCTTGGTTCGCGTGGGCACACCAGAACTACGGATCGAAATGGATTCTCTGGCGCGTCGGCCCGCTGAACTATCGGGTTGAGGTCGCCGCACCTGGGGAGTGCGGCGGGTACATTGGCCGAGCGCCTTAACTTGGCGTCACTACGGGCGGCGGGATTGGTTGCAGGAGGAACGACGATGCAGAAATATATTGACCGAATTTATTCGCGCATCCACCCAGAGCCGAATACTGGCTGCTGGCTATGGTCTGGGGCGCATAGTGCAAGTGGATACGGGACCGCCCGTTTCCCCGTGAACGGCAAGAACAAGGTCCAGAACGCCCACCGGGTCGTCTACAGCATAGAGCGCGGGCCGATACCTGATGGGCTATGCTTGGACCACATCTGCCGGAATCCGGCATGCGTAAACCCCGACCATTTAGAAATTGTGACCTATAGCGAGAACGTCAACCGTGGCGATAGCCCAGAGAAATCAAGGGTTAGATGGACCGGGAACCGGATTAGGCTGTAATATTAAGTGATTACGCGGGACTTGCGTATACGCAGAATTAGCGTATGTTGGACATACCAACAACGGAGCAAGCAAATGACCAAAGCAACCCCGACGATCTGCGGTCTGGAAGTCGAAGTTCGCAAGGATTGGTACAACGGTCTTTGGAACATCTACTACGTGAAGAGCGGCGGAACATACGCTGGCCCGTACAGGACAAAGAAGGAAGCGGTGCAGCGCCTTGCCGAGTTCCTCGAAAGGGATGCGGCGTGACCCCCGCTCAATACAAGACCGCCATAGACCGCCTCGGCCTCTCGCAAGAGAGGGCCGGGGACTGGCTGGGGGTTGGACGGCGGACCTCGCAGGGCTGGGCGCTAGGGGAATACCCCGTACCGGAGCCGGTCGCCAAGCTGCTGAGGCTGATGGTGCGGCTAAAGCTTAAGCCCGATGAAGTCGAATGAAACCAATCGCGCCGACGTTACATAGGAGAGGCAAGCATGACTGGCTTTAAGCAATACCGTCGCAAGCAGATTGCGGAGCTTCGGCCCTATCAACCGGGTGAGTTCCGCCCCGGCGAGAGCATGATAAAAGTTAGTATTTCTGAGGAGGACAAGAAGGCCGGCTCACCGAAGGCCGGTGACATGATCGCGCGCAACCCGAAGAACCATGCCGATCAGTGGCTGCTGGCGAAGCAGTACTTCGAGGACAACTTCGAGCTGGTCGACGACGCGTCGGATGACGCGCCGGATGACGCGCCGGATGACGATTGGGAGTCTCGCGAAGAGCGGTTTAAATGAGCACCTGGGACGACAAGCCGAACAGCTACGCGCATGCGATCGAGCAGATGATGGCGCTGAAGGATGAGGTGCTCCAGGCCAAGGCCGAGAGCAGCGCCAAGCGCGTTGTCATCGTCCGCTTGCTGAATGCGTTATCCGAGATTGAGAATACGCCCGACTGCCCGCCGGCGATCGTTGACATCATTCACAAGGCGATCGTGGTGACGTGACGGGGCCAGGTTGAAAATCCTAAAAAAATTTTAGGCTACCAGCCGCCTCCGCCAATAATCGGCATAGAACTCGAGCCGCTGCCGAAGTCGAAGCCACCGCCCCAGTCCAGCCCGGCACCGATGTTGCCGCCGCCACCCCAGCCCCAGCCACCCAGCGTCTGCATCGGTATCGGTGACAGGCCGGGCGCGCCGAAGCTTGAACGGTTCGCTGCCGCGGTGTCGAGCAGCGGCGTCGAGTAGGTGCTGTTCTCGATCGGCGGCAGCATGCCGGCCATGGCGATGCCGCCGCCCTGGCTACCCGGTGCGCCGGTCGGCAGCGCCCCGGTCGGGATCGAGCTCAAACCGGCGGGTGCCAGCGACAGCCCGCCACCGGATGCGGGTCCGGCGGGCTGCGCCGGCAGCACCGGCAACGCATCCGCCGGTGTCGACGTTGGTGGTGCATTCGGCGCTACCCGGTCCTGATCCTTGAAAGCGTCGGTCAGGGCCTTGGCAATCTCCGGCGTCATCGCCGGCTGCTGACCCTGCGGTTGCTCGGAGATCCGTGACGCCTCGTCCTGGTGCAGCTTCTCCGCGGCGGCGCCGGCCGCCTCGACCGAATCGAACTTGCCGAGGTGCTTGCCGGTGTCGCGGTAGCGTTGCTCGGCCTCGGCATTCGACATGATCTTCCCACCCTCGGGCGGCACGGTCGGGATGTTAACCTCCTTGCCTTGGTCCTCGATGCCAATCGTCCGCACGGTCGAGATTGAGCCGTCGGCGTTCTGTACCGGCTTCTGTTGGAGTGGATCCAGGGTTGCTGCATTGGGGTCCACCGGCCGACGGCGCGCGGCGCTGAAATCGGTGGCGTCCGAGGTACCGAGGTCACTGCGTTTGCCGAGCGTCGCCGCCTTCGGTGGACCTTCCTTCACGGCCTGGTCAAACTGCTGCTTGGTGATGCCCATCTTGCCGAAGTACGGCTCCACCCCGGCGGCGATCTGGCCGCCGACTATGGGCATGTTCATTCCCTCGCGCAGGGTTTTATTGGCGATCCAGCCCGGCACCTGCGCGGCCTGCGCCGGCGTACCGCCGCGCTTCACCAGGTCGCCAATCTTGGTGTCGAGGATGGCATGGGCTGGGTTGACCGCGGGCGCCGCAGGTTTCGGCGGTGGCGCGGGCGCCGGCGGCGGCGCTGGCGGCGCCGGTTTTACCGCTTCTGCAACAGGGGGAGCTGCCACGGGGGGCGGAACCGGCGCCGCCGCTGCCGGTGCTGCGGTTGGGGACGCGGCCACGGGAGCTGGTGCCGGCGCGGCCGGCGGTGTCGCAGGTGTTGCTGGTGTATCCGCCGGCGTTTCCGGCAGCAATGGTTCTTCTCCAGACGGACCGAGCTGTGGAGAAGCCTGTGGAGCAACCGTGGCATCGGCCTTGGCGGGCTCCGTAGCCGGTGCCGCCGGTGCCGCAGGCTGTACCGCAGCCTGTGGAGTAGCCTGTGCAGGAGCTGTGGGTTGCGCCGCCGGATGTTGCTTGCCACCCCAATCCTGTGCCGCCGTCGTCCCAGCCTTGGGGTCTTTGTAGAAGTTCGGATTGTCGAAGGCTTGCGCCTCCTGGCCGCGGCGGATGGTCAGGCCGTGCAGCGGCTTTTTGTTGCCGGCGCTGTCGGTGACTTTGTCATACTGCATGAAGATCTCTTTGGCCTTGGCCCAATCGCCGGCCTTCACCGCGGCGGCCAGGCCGGTGCCTTTGAGGGCCGCGCCGCCGGTGTTGAAGCCGAGCGAAGCCAGGGAGTTTCGGATTGCTGGTGGGGTGTTCGGGTTGAGCGCGTCGATCGTCGCCAGGTGCTTGCTCAGCTCGGCATTCATTTCCGCGCGGGCGGTCGGCTCGTCGATGCTGGTGCGGCCGTTGGCGGCCGTGCCGTAGCCGATGTTGGTACCGCCGTAATCGGCGAAGGCTTTGTCGGTGAAGTTCTCTTTCTTGGCGACCCAGGCCGATAGCTCCGGCGGCACGCCAGCGGCATTGCCTCCGGCTGGTGCCGCGCCCGCTGCCGGTGTCGCACCCGCTGCCGGGGCTGGCTGAGAGAATGGTTGCCCTTTGTAAGCCGGGTTGGCTTGGACGTGCGGGGCGTCGCCTTTGACCGGGAAGTGGAGTCCGAATTGGTCCTGGTTGCCGGCGTACAGCCACTTCCTGAAACCGCTATCCGGCAGGTCGCCGGCGCCGCCGTGCTGGTGTTGGGAGCCACCCGGCCTGGCGGCGATGCCGCCGGTGCCGGCTTCGTACCTGTCGCGGTAGATCTTCTGGACGTCTTCGCCGCGAGAGAACTCGCCGTATTGGGCCTTCTGTCCTGGGTTCTGTTTCTCATAGGCCTCGCCGGCGGCGCGCAGTCTGGCGGCGAGCTCGGGGTCGATCTGCTTGTAGCCGCCGGCCTGGGTCAGCGGCGCGTCAACGATCTTGCCGTCCTTCAGCACGCTGTGGTGGCCGCCGCGTTCTTGCAGGTAGGCCAGGTCGGCCTGGTAACCGGGGCCCGCGGCTGACGGCGCCATCGGTGCATTCAACCTGGCCCGGTTAGCGCCTGGCCCAGGTCGGTATGGCCCCTGCACCGGCCCCGGTCCGGCGGGTGCCGTTGGTCCCTGCTGCCGCTGCTGGTTGCGGAGCATCTGTTGCAGTGCACTGTCCGAGGCGCCCTTGAATATGGCACCGAGCGTGGCGCCGGTGCCGTCGTCGGCCTGGCCGTGCGGCGCCAGCGACGCCGTCATCCGGCCGGCCAGGGTCGGCACCTGGAGTGGGGTGGCCTCGTCGACCTTGATCTTGCCCAGTCCGCCACCCTTGAGCAGCCCCTCCAGCACCTGGGTGGTCTGGCTCGGCGGCGTGCCTGGCGGGATCACACCCAGGCTGATGCCGAGCTGGTGCATGGCCGCCGTGGTATCGGCGCCAAACATCGGCGTCTTGCCGGCGATCATGGCCTGCCGGGACTTCTCCCGCTCCAGCGCCATTTCATCCATGTAGGCCATGTCACCGCTGCCTTCCGAATGGCGTGGCGTCGAATATTTGCGGCACTGCACGCGCCCCGCCGCGGGTTGCGGCAGCGATGGCTTCCGACGTCTGCGGCGACAGACCGTGCTGCATCAGGTATGGCAGTGCGGTGCGCTTGTATAATTCGGACGCGCCGGCGCCGGCGCCGGCGATGGCGCCGAAGGTCTTCGGCATTCCGAGCAGCCAACCCAGTCCGGCGGTGGCCGCGGTGGCGCTGCCGAGGCCGCCATACCCCTTGATGTCCATCTTCGGCACTGTCGCGTGCGAGCCGACGGCCTGCAGACTATTCACGTTGCCGACCTGGCGCGACACCGTGAGCAGGTTGTCGACGTCGCTGCCCAGTCTGGTGCCAGGCGGGAATAGTATGGCGCGTGCGCTGTCCGGCATGGCGTCCAGTGCGCTGGCGATCTTCGCCGGTGACCCGCCGGAATCGTTGACGATCTTGCCGAGCACGCCGCCGCCTAACACACGACGTTCGGCCGCGCCCAGGCCGCCGATCACGGCATTGAGCGCGTTGATGTCGGTACCGGAGCCTTTGGTCGTGGCCGCGTTGTGAACCAGGTTGATCACCGCCTCGGGGCGATCCTTCATGACATCGCCGAGCGCCCGCTGGCCGTCGGATATCGCCTTCTGCTGCGCCACGTTGGCGTCGAATGCCGACAGCGCGCCAGGCGAACCCTGCTGCTGCATGATGCTGCGCTGGTCGCCGCGCAGTGCTGCGTAGATTGTGCCGAGGCGGGCGTCGTCGACCTCGCGCGGCAGGATTGGCGACTGCCCCAGGCGTTGGCCCAGGTCGGTGGCGTGGTGCGCTGATTCCTGCCAGGTTGAGCCGCCGGCTTGACCCCACGGCCCCTGCGTCTGTGCGGTCGGAGGCGGCCGATTGCTGAACCTGAGTTGATCACCAAGGCCAGCTTCGGCCTGGGTTGGGCTCTTACCCATGCCGACCCGCTCGCGGACCATTGCGTCTGTCGTGCTCCGCATACCCGGGAAGTCAAAGCGCGGCGCCTGCCCAGATGGCCCCGACGATTGCGGGAGTAGGTTGGTGATCTGATCGCTGAGCCGGCCCTTTTCGGCCTGGGCCGCATCGATCGAGCCTTGTAGCGCCGGGTTCACGGTCGACCCGGCCGCATAGGGCGCTAATCCGACTTCGGTTGACCCGGCGGCGCGGTTGGCAAGGTCGGCTGCTTTGGTTTCGGTGGCGGTGTTGGCGCCGGTCCAGGCCTTGTTGAGCGGTGAGCTGAGATTGTGCTGGGCATAGATCCGGCCGGCTTGCTGCACGGCTGGGCTCTCGGCCTGGGCGAAGAACGGCAGCTTGATGCCGAGCGCCTCGGCGGCGCGGGCGATCGCCGGAATTGCCTGCGTATATGGACCCAAGCTGCGGACCAGCGTGTTGGCGGCTAACGAGAACGGCAGCGTCATGCCGGCATCTTGCTCGGCGCCCTTGGCGACCGCGCCGGTATCGCGAAGATCCGGCGCCTGGCTGGCGCCACGGACTGCCGAGGCCGCGGTGTCGATCCCGACGTTGCCGAGCAGCGAGCCAATGCCGAGGCCGCGCAGCGCGGTGAGCGGCGCGGTGGCGACAGCACCGACGGTGTTGAGTATCGGCGTCTCGGCCGGGTGCTCTGCCAGGTTGCGGCGGTTGCGCGCCTGCTGCAGGGCCAGCGCCTCATCGTAGGGTCGGCCGCCATAGGATTCCGGCAGCTTGGAGCTGACGTAGGCGTTGGCGCGATCGGGCCAGTTGCCGGCCGGAGTGCCCTGAACAATACTGCGGGTGATATCGCCGAGCTTACGCAGTGGCCCACCTTGGGCGTTCTGCTGCTGCTCCTGGATGTCGGCCCACTTGTTCAGACCGGCGGTGCGATCGGCTTCCGGCAGCGGTGCCAGCGAACTGCGGACGTCTGCGACCGGCGCCTGGTAGTTGATGTCCGGCGGCCCAAACGGCTTGATGCCAGTCTCGCTGCTGTAGGTTGGCGGCGACGGGGCGCCAGGCGTACCGGGCGCCGGCGGCATGGCGTCGAGCAGCTGTTTGGCGGTGACATATTCCTGCGAACCCGGGGTGGCCTTCCCCAGGTAGTTGGTCAGTTCTTCGCGCGACAACGGAGGCTGCTCGGCCATTTACAGTCCTCCTGTTTCTGCACCGCCACCGCTGCCCCGGATCGTGTTCATGAGCGATTGCACCGCGGCTGGGTTCGGTACGTTGGCACCTGTAGCACCCGGAGCACCCGGCGCCTTTGGCGCGACCGCCGGCAATTGGGTTGCCGGGATGTCGGCGGTTTTGGCTTCCCTGGCCCTGATCTGCATCATGCTGGCCAGGCGGGCCATCTCAGGGTCTTTGTTCGCATTAGCCTTGGCAATCAAGGTGGCGGTGGCCTGGTTGGCGGTGGCGTTGCCGCCGGTCGCTTCTTGCCATTCCCGCATGCGGTTGAGCTTCTGCGCGACCAGCTGCTGACTGTCGCCGGTCATCGGGATGAACATGTACATGTAGTCTTTGTATTCTTCGGTTCGGATCGCGGCGCCCGAGGCCAGCCGCAGCACCGGCTCGATCCAGGCTTTGGCCGCGGCGTAATATTCCTGCGCTTTGGGGTCGACCGCGTTCATCAGCTGTCTGCTGATGAGCCCATCGGGGTGGTTCTCGGCGATCAGCGCCGCCTTCCAGTCCGGCAGGTAGGCATCCTTCGGCAGCATCCCCGACGGCGGTATTGGCTGGCCGTTGAAGATCATCGACACGATGTGCTGGCGCTCGGTGTCGGCGCGCTGAACCGCAAAGCCCAGATGATTCTGGTACTGACTGGCCGGCTGATTGACGAGGATGTTCGGCTGCGGGCCGGTGGCCGGCCGCATCCCCGGCAGGGTCGGGGTCGCCTGCTGCACCACGGCGCCCGCAGTCGACGGATCAGCGCCCGGCACCGCGGCCGCCGCCTGCGGCTGTTTGAATTCCGGCAGCGTATTGTAGATGTGCCGCAGGATCGGCTGCATTTCTGGCGGTGCTTCCCTCTCGACGTAGTTGCGGAATTCCGTGGTGTTGCCGACGGCGTCGGGCATCAGCTTATTGATCTCCGGGTACTGCTGGCGGATCGCGATCGATATGTTACGGGTGTCTGCTGGATTGGGCGGCTTGCCAGCGAGGACGGCATTGTTGGCGTCCGTGATCGCCGCCATTCGAGTGCCTTCGTTCTCGAATATCGAGTGCGGCTTAGCCCCGACATTTACGTTACTGGCCTGCACAGGGACGGTGCCTTGTGGCGCGATGTCTTTCATGAGCCGGCCTTGCATGTCGTGGACACCGCCATCCGGGGACATGCCGAGGACCATTTGGGTCTTGCCGTCCGGTGACACGGCGACGTAGGGCTCGCCCTTGAGTGGCGTGACCGTGCCGGTGGTGATGCCGGACAGCCGCTGCATCTCGGCCGGATCGGTCGGGGCGCCACCCAGGCCGATAGAAGCCCTGGAATAGATGCCGGGAACGCCGCCTGGATTCTTGTAGGCTTCCGCCTTGGCGATACCCTGAAACATCGGCAGCTCGCGCTTGTACCGTTCGGCCACCTTCGGGTCGATGTACTGCTCGGTCGACGCATATGATGGCAGCACCATCTGGTCGCCGAGCTTCACGGCATTGGGGTCGACCGGATCGGCCGGATTAACCGGCCCTTGCGGTTGAAACTGAACATCGCGCGTGCTCAACGGCGGCCCGACGCCGGCTAAGGCAGCAGCTGTAGCGTTGCCGGCGGCGGTGTTGGCGTCGAATTCCGCCTGGTCGCGCTTCTGCTTGGCGCGCAGCGCCAGGATTTCCTCGACCGTATGGGTGTTGCTCAACGCCTTGCCGGGCGCGGCGGCGATGTCGGAGACGATGCCGGTTAACGCATTACCCAGCGAAGGATCTTGCTGGAACCGCAGGAAATCCGAGGCCATCAGGCGCTCCCCATGCTCGATGCCAGCGTGTTGCCGAGCCGCTGGCCTGTGAACTGGGCGCCGGCGGTCGCCAGGCCGCCAGCCGAACCGCCACTGTACTGCGCGATGTGAATGGGTTCGACCGCCTTGGCGATATTGTAGGCCGACAGGTCGCCGGCGCGTTCGTTGCCGGCCAGGCGGATGTCCTGCCCTGCAGCATTGAAGATGGTGTTGGCGCGGTTGGTCAGACCGTACTGCGAGCCGCCGTAGGACTGCACGTTGGCGAGCGCGGCAATGCGCTTGCGGGCCTCGACCGCGGCCTGCTGGATGCTGCCCTGGATCTGGGTCTGCATCTCCTGCGAGCCGCCCTGCTGGCCCGAAAACATCGCGCTGGCGAGCGCATTCGGATCACCAGCCGCCTGCTTGGCAATGTCTTCCGGCGTCAACGATGTCGTCAGCCGGTCGGCTTCCTTGCCTTGCGCTATCGTTTGGTTGGCGGCGCTGAGCTCATCAAGCGAGCCATGCCGCGCCGCCTCGGCGTTCTGGCGCAGGCTCTCGTCGCGGGCCTGGAAGTCCTGCGACTGCTTGCGCTGGTAGGCGACCCATTGATCATTGGCAGACTGCTGCTGGCTCGCCATGTCGGCTTGCTGCTGCATGTTGTACATCTGCATGCCGATCGAGAAGCCTAAGCCAATGATCGAGATCGGGTCGCACATAAGCTTAACCCTGCGTCGTAGTTATGTTGCCCTGGCCGCGGCCGCTGGCGGCAGCGAGCTGACGGTTGGCTTCAGACTGCCCATACGTTGGTGCGATCGCCGAGCCCAGGCCGATCGCGATCGGCTTGAACATATCACCTAACGCGCTGACGTTCGGCTGTTGCAGCTGGGCATTGGCGGCCGAGTTAGCGGCCGTGTTGGCAGCGACGGTCGGGTCTTCGGTGGCGTACAGCTGGTTGTAGGCTTGCTGCTGTTGGGCGGCGATGCTCTGTCGCAACGCCGCTGTATCAGTGTCGGCCTTGGCGCGGAGCCCTGCTTCATTGACGCCCTGCTGCTGGGTCAGCTTGTTCTGCACGAAGCCGGCAGCGCCTGATCGCAGCAGACCAGCTCGAGCCAGGTCATTCTCGGCGTTACGTTTCGCTTCGGTGTACTGGGTACTCAGCTGCGGCAGCGTGTAGTCCAGCTCGGCGTTCTTATACTTGTCGTAGAACGGATCGCCGAAGTTGTCGTTACCAAAGATGTTATCGATCGCGGTCTTGCCCTGGTTGAGCCGGGCCTGGCGCGCGTTCTCCTTGTCCCTGGCTTCCTGCGCCTGCTGCATCTGCAGCTGCACGGCTTGGTTATTTGATGGTCCGCTTTTGCCACCCATGTCACACCTGTGTGTTTGTTGTATTGGGATCTTTTGCGTAATCTTCCCAGAACTTCGGCGGCGTCAGTACAGCCTTCTTGGCGACGTCTCCGGTGGTGTCTTTGGTGGTTTCGGTGCCGGACACGCCTTCGGCCGGTGCGGTAACACTGGTTACGGTATCCTGCGGCTTCGCGGTCGCGGCCGCGGCGGCTTTCTTGACGTCGATGTTCGACTGGATCTTGGACATGTCGACCGGCGCCGTGTTGGCGAGCGTCTTGGTCGCTTCCTCCAGCGTGGAATTGCCCGACTTGTCGACGGGTTGCTGGTAGTAGTTGCCGCCGCCGCCGCCCTTGCCGCCCATGTCACACCTGCCCGGTTAGGTTGGTGGGATCCGCAACGGATTGCGCCAGCAAGTCGCCGGTTGTTTTCGTGGGATCCTTTGTCACTTCCACCTGGCTTATCGCCTCGCCTGGCGAGATCGGCGTAATGTCAGGCGGCGGTGCCGCCGGTGGCGGCACGTCTGGTGGTGGCGGTGGCGGCGGTGGCGGCGGTGGCGGCGGCGCTTCAGGTGCAGCTGGCAGTGGCACGTCAGGCGCCGGCGGCGGTGGGGCGGTTTCCGTCTGCATCTGCTGATTGCTTCTGCCTTTGCCGCCCATGTCACACCTGTCCGTTGACTGTCATATCAGAGTTTCTTTCTGAAGATCATGCCGACCGGCTCGGCGCCGAAGTGCCGGCCGATCATGTTCATGAGGGAGTTCTGCTCCTTCATCCCCGAGCAGATGGGAAAATTCATCACCTTGCAGCCATCGGCGCGGGCCAGCGTGATGACGGTTTCGATCAACCTGCGCCCAAGGTCAGTGCGGCGATACTTTGGTATAGTGTAAGTCTCGTCCATCACCGCCATTGGTTCAGAGAACACACCGAACACATGGTAGGAACAGACACCCACCATTTCCTCGCCGTCCATCGCCAGGACGTACATGGCGAACTGAGTGCCGATCGCGGCTTGCAGGTACACCCTGGTCCGCTCCTGGTGATACTTCAGGAACTCCGACCACTTCGACAGCTCGAAGAAATGCCCGAGGAATTCGGCGACCATCGCCGCATCCTTGGACTCGCCCATGCGGATATTAATGTGCGGGGTACGCACAGTCCGCTTGGGCTTCTTGAGTTCGGTGACTGCCATATTCATCAGATAGCCATCGGTAAGAGACAAAGTCTTCGCCGTAAGTGCCATAGCCGGTCAGCGTGCCTTCGGCCTTGGCACCAATCAAACTCATGAAACGTCTGACATCGTCGCGCTTACGCATTGCCACCGCCTCGACGCGGTGGATATTCAGGTCGACTAATAGTGGCAGGACAAATCCGCGGATCTGCTTGACCATTGGTAGCACGGCGCGGCCCCAGTCGTCAGTGCCGAAGGCGAATCCGGCACCGACGCCCTGGCGCTTCTGCACCAGGCCCCACACTGCGATTGGACCGCAGTCAAAGCCCCAGGCGCAAAAAGCAAACAGCTTGTGTCGCATGATCTGCACGGCGAGCTTGCCGATGTCGGTGCCGCACGCAGGCCTTGCAGCACATGATCGATCATGCCCCGGTCGGCGACCGCGATGTTGATCATCCGGTCTCACCTCCCTGGTAGTGGACGATCAGGTTGGACAGCACCTGCGGGCCGATGTCCTGCGAGCGCAGCCGCAGCGACATGTGAGTGGTGTGGCCGTACAGCTGGATCTTGCCTTGCGGGAACGACGGGCCGTCGAAGATGCCGATGAAGTCCTCGACCGTGGAATCCTGAACATTGAACGCGGCCGATACTTGCCAGGGTACGCCGGAGCAGGTGGCATCGAGCGCGGCAAAGGACTTGAAGGTGGCGACACCCTCGCCGGCGTGGAATGGGAAGATCAGCTCGACCGGGCAATTATCATAAGTCGGACCGATGTCGGAGATGCCGCCGTAGGCGTAGACCTGATTCTTGTCGTCGCGAACCACCACACGGTTCTTGTATATGCAGGCCGCGGTGATGACGAAGCCGGCGTCGTACTCACTCCAAGCCGTGATCTTCGGGCCGGGGAAGGCCGATAGAACGTATATTTTAGATGTCAGCGGCGCGTCAGGTGTGGCTTTGGATCCGGCCATGATGATCCAGAATCTTCCGGTGACCGGCTGCAGCAGCGCGATGGTGCCGCTCATCCAGTCCTGGCCCATGCTGCGGAACAGATCCTGCAGCAGCGGATCCAGCGGCGAGCCGATGTCGGACACCGCCGCGGCTAGTGAAGAGTTTCTAGCGCGGAGCGATCTGACGCCGGACTGCGACAGGTACATCACGTCGCCGGAGCCATACTGCATCACGCTGCGCCAGGCCGTGGTGCCGGCCTGACGCAGGGTCTGGACGTACTGGTTCTTGGTGAAGTCCGGGTCCATGATCCACAGCTGCACCGCGGTCGATGAGAAGATCGCCAGCTTGTCGTAGTACACCTCCAGCGCCACGCTGTCGGACATGTCGCTGTCGCCCAACGAGAGGTCGATGTAGTTGGTGTATTTCGACGGGTCGTTCGGGTTCAAGCCAGACCAGTCACCCGCATTGCCGTTGGCGGAAAAATACAAGATGGAGTTTTCCACCGTGTACATCTTGTTCTTGTAGGTCCGGCAATAGAAGCCGCGCGCCCACGGCTGGTCGACGCCGTCGTAGTAGCGGCCGACCGTGCCGGCAGCGTCCTTCCACAACAGGGTGAAGACCTTGTTGTCGAACCGGTCGTAGTCGATGATTTCAAAGATGGTTGGCGTGGCTTGTCCAAGGACACCAACCGACCAGGTGCCGGACGGCGGCTCGACGGTGTAGGGGCCGTTCGGGCCGAAGGCGTAGAGCTTCTGGTTAACTTCGACGATGCCTTTGCTCAATGGATCGCACGCCCAGAATGGCACGAAAGCCATCCGCTTCTCGATCTCACCACCAGGCGTGACGTGGCAGTTGGTCATCGCCCGCAGCGTTCCGGCCGGCGCGGTCAGTTCGGATCGTCGAAGGTCAAGTCCAGCAGCAAAATCAGTAATTGTGAAAGTAGGGCATGGCCCGGTCCTCCCTAGGTTACGGAAGTCCAGGTTCTGCCGGCTCTCACGGCATCAACAAATCCGGGTATGGGCTTCCACAATTCCATCATCAGCTCGGGATGTAGTCGATGTAGGGGATACGCCGATAAGACTTGTCGGGGTCGATGCCGCCGCGGTGGTTGCCACCCATGTTGTAATTGACGCGCTTGTCGGCGCCCTGGTCGGCGAGAATACGCCGCAGGTAATTCTGCGCCTTGGTCAGCTTCATTGGCGCCGCTTCACTCTTCTGCGTAGCCAAGATCTCGGCGGCGGCGAACAGCACGATCGCCTCGGAATCCAGAATGCAAGTGTCGGTCGGCGCGACCAGCGGGGATAACGGCGCTTGGCCTTCGAATCGCAGCACATAGCCAACCTTCGGTATTGCGCCGGTGTCCGGCGGCGGTGTCGGCAACAGTTGGAATTGCCCGACTGGATTGGTGATCGGCGTAGGGCCGGTGGTATTGATCGATGCCACATTGCCCCAGCGCATCGGCTTGCCGACCCTGGCCGGGCCGAGGTGCAGCATGAATGGCTTGATGCCGTAGGCCAACGGCTCCCAGGCCCCTGCCGAATTTATCTGATCGGGAATGACGGTATCGTAGGTTGCTAAGGTCACATAGACGCGCGTGATCTGGTCGAACGCCATTTGCACAGGGTAGCTGTACAGCGACTGGCCGCCGGTCAGCGGCACGTCGGTCCAGATCTTCAGGTGCTGCCAGTTATAGGCGTCCCACAGCTCGCGCTGCTGCCTCGCCAAAATCAGGTCAAGCGTGTCCTGCGCCTGTACACCCTGTTGGGGGTTGAGCGACGTGCCGGTTTCAGAACGCAGCAGCCGGCGCAGTTCCAGCAGCGTGACACTGAGTGGCACTAACCTGCGTCCTTATGCTCCGGCGGCGGTGGTGTTCGGCGACCGCGTGGTGAAGGCCTAAAGATCGGCTCCAGGTTGGGCTCGGAGCTAGCTTCCACATCCTCGTCATCGCTGCCTGGCGGCGCCACCACGACAGATGGCGTACCCCCGTCGTAGCGTGGCAGGTTCACATCTTCGGTCATCATGTAGTCCATGCGGAACGCCCGCCCCGGGAAACACGCTTCGACAACCTTGCGACCGTAGATGCTGGCAAGTCGGTTCTTCTCTTCGGTCGGCCACACCTCGCCGATGCCGCACGGCATGACGTCCATGACATTCTCGTCGCCGTGGACCGCCTGCAACACTTGCACTTCCGGCCAGGTCACCGGATTGAATTCGTTGTAGATCACGGTGTGGCAATTCTGGCCGGCCAGGTTGATCTTGCAGGTGCAGTACTGAATCTGTTTGCTCATGACTTCTTGTCCGCCGTCGCTGCTTTGACCGCCCACATCGCGGCCTCTTCGTATGCGGTCTGCGCCAGCGCGGCGAGCCGCGCATCGTGCGGTTTCAGATCCTCGCAGATGTCGATCAGATCCGCGGTGTACCGCTTGATCTTGTCGACCAAATTGTCCTGCGACGGGTTGAAACTCTCGCGAACACGGAAGGCACCGATGCTGCCTTGTTTGGCTTGTTGGGTCTGCTCAGCCATTTAACCTCCTGTTGAAGCCGAGGTGAGGGCGGCCAATCTTGCAGGAAAAACCACCGCCACCCCGGCCGTTTCGATCAGGCAATATCCATCACGACAGCGCCGTTAAGACGCCGCGCACAGAGTTGTCCGGTCGAAGTGATCGAGCGGTAGATGACGTACTTGTCGGGTGCCCGCTCGGGTGAATGCTGGTGCCGCCACTCGTCCTGCATGGCAACCAGGTAGATGTCTCGCGAGTCATACCAATAGCAACGCTTGCTCTTGCCGAGCTGATCGAGCGTCGGGTCATACTCGAAGTCGGTTCCCATGTAGGAGATCTGACCGACCGAGATGTCTTTGCCGCCGGAGAAGCCCTGCATCGAGTAGTTGCCGTTGGCACGCAGCTCTGTCTCCAGGGCGGTGAGCCAGTCGGATCCACAGAACCCAGTGTTCGGCTTGGCGCCGTACCGGGTCAGCTGCCGATACTCCTTCTGGAGCAAGGTGATCAACGCACCGCCGTTGGCCGCGGCCGAGGTGATCGGTCCGCCACCCCATGCCGACAGCGCCGGTGTGGCTGTCACAGCTGCACCCATTGCGGTCGTGTAGGCGCGGTTTCTCCACCACGGCTTCTGGCCGCGGTTGATGCCGGCGACAATGCCGGTGGTCGGATCGTCGGTGATAAGTGCCGCCATGCCGGCGAGGGCCTTGGCGTCCGTGGCACCGTTGGTCCACAGCAGGTTGTTCATGCCGCGGGCATACTGCTCGGAGACGTCTTGCAAGGCGTCCTGCAGCAGGCCGACCAGGACGGTATCGTCACGGCCGGAATGCTCGGAGGTGTCCTCCTCCATGCCAGGGCCATCGGTAACGCTGATGCCATCGGACTTCAGTTCCGAGTGCGTCATCATGATGCCGATGTGGTGTTCCTTCCAGGGGAAGATCGCCTGGGTCAGGTTGGCCGGCGTGTAGTAGGTCACGCTGTCGGCCAGCTCATAGCCTTTGAGCTGATCATCGGTGCCGGGCGCGGCCGTGTTGCCGTAATCTCCCTTGACGCTAATGACAATATTGCCCTTGCCGCCCGGGAACGATTTCTTCTTGGACTCCATCGCCGCGAGCAGCGGCTTCTCCTGGATCGCCTCCTGGAAGGCGGTCCCTTTGTTCATCCACCAATCGAGAGCAGCAGTGGTGATATGCGCGAGTAGTGGCGCGGTATAAACAGGCATAGCAGCGGCCCCTTAAATTAGAGGCGCGGCGCTCCTTCGCGAGCAAATCGGACTGCTTCCAGCAGTGTCTTTGCCTCGGGCGCAACGCCTGCGGTTCGACCTGTGCTGCTCGGAACTCTCGATGTCGGACGCCGCTGGGGTGCGACCCAGCCGCGGTACTGCTCGTTGACGCGGCGATACGCCTCTTCGGCGATCTGAATGCCGTGCTCGGGCGACTGCGGCGAGCCTTGCTCACGCACCACAGCCCACATCGTGTTCTGAACGGCGGCTTTTTTGTCTGCGTACCGCGGGTCCGATATCTCTTTGTGAGCTTCCCAGTTGTTGACGGCGTTAGCGACCTTGTTAGCCAGAATTTCCTTTGCCGACGCCTGCTGCTGCTGTTGCAACGTGGCCTGACTACGGACCGCGTTGGTCTGAGCCATAGCCTTGTCCATGCGCTCTCGCGAGTACATGGCAGCAGCCTGTGTCGTCATGTGACCCTGATTGACCTGCTGCTGCAGATCCGGGGGCAATGAAATGCCGAGGTACTCTTCGCAGAGTTTCATGTACGGGCTTACGCCCGCATGAAACCTCGCGAAATCACCGCGGCGCATCGCCGCCATCATGTCCATGCCAAAGACGAAATCATCCTGACCGATGTCATGCTCGCGCATGTACCCGGTTACCTTGGCCGCCATGATAGCGTCCGGCTCGAGCCGCTTAAGCCGCTGTAACTCGCCCGCGAGCTTCGTGCGTTGCGCGTTGAGCTTCTTGATGCGGCGCTGTGCCGTTTTGGAAAGCTTGGCTATTTCTTCAGGTGTCGCTTCTTCCGGCAACTCCGGTTCAGGATCGGACTTGCGTGCAACGCGGGTTGGCGAATCCCCAGTGTCGTTGGCGTCTATGTAATCGCCGCGAAGATCTCCGCGGTTGGATACATCAAGTAGACTGCCACCGGCATCGCCGTCGGTACCTGGCGAAGGTACATTGTCGATCGACTCTACCGCGGTGGGTAGCTTGTCGTTCCCTGCCATACTGAATTCTCCCGGTGCCAATCGGCACCTCTGATCGATACTTACGTCAAATCAAGATCTTTGTCACGGCAGCCCCGGCATCGTGACCTGTGTCGGCATCGGATGCGGTCGACCCGGCGGTGCGCCATCCAGTGTGGTCTGGGCATCCGGCGCGCTCGGTGGCGGACCTGCTGAGCCGCCACCAGGCGCGTTGACGGCTCCCTGTGGACCCATCGAAGCTCCCGGTCCGGCGCCGGCCCCTGGCG